GAGGCTAATGATGGCAATGTCTGACACTGAAATGGCTCTGGCTCTTGGAGCCAACCAACTCGCAGCAATGAGGCCAGTTGATCCTGGAGCATTCAGTGGCATTCAGCCAAACATGGCTCCTCCGATGCCGAATCCGATGGGAGCAATGAGTGATAAAGAAGCGATGATGATGAGAGGATCGATGCCTGCTTCACCGATGCCAAACCCGATGGGCTCAATGAGCGATCAAGAGGCAGCAATGATGAGAGGATCGATGCCTTCAGGAGACATGCCAGCTCCAGACCTCAACTCTCAAGAAGGCATGATGCGTTATCTTCAAGAAAAAGTTCGTCAAATCCGTGAGCGGACAGGTGGCGGTGCGATGAGTGATGCTGATATGGGTGCACTTGAGGCTGTCATGCAATCAATGCCGCAAGCAGGACCACCGATGGGAGCACAAAGATAATGGCCATTCCAGGAGTAACCCCAACACAAGTATTGATGAGTCTTGACGAAACTGATGATCAAGGCAACATAGGTGCAGCTATTGGATACGGCTCTCAAGCAGAAAAAAATTATAGAGCCTCGCTAGGTGGCCAAATGGCTCCGATTTACGGCAAGGGTGGTTATCAATACGCAACCCTCGCACCATTCAATCAGATCTTTTCTTTAGGCGACGACACGAGCGATGACACAGGCTCAATAGTTCCCATTCAAAGACCAGTTACAGACGATGGCGGGTCTTCTTCAATTTTTCAAGACGCAGCAACAGTAGCACAAAACATAGTTCAAAATCCTGCGTTGAATCAAACCACATATGGCCCAATCACAGGCATGGTTCAAGATTACATAGGCGATGCAAACATTGATGTCCCTTTTGTTGGCAATGTCAATGTTCCGAATGCAGCTGTCAACACAGTTTTGGATACAGTTGGTAATTTTGGAGTTCCTGGATTAGGAGTCCTTTCAACAATTGTTAACCCAACTCAAGTTGAGACATCTTGGGGAACGCCATTCAACACTGGTGGTGGTGGATTGATCGGTGTTGTTGGTCAGGCTTCACTCAACAATCTTGAAAACATTTATGGCGAAACTCAAGCAGAAACTCCTGGATACAGTTTTTATGCTCCTGGTGATCTTCCTGGAACCAGCACACCAATAGGCTTGAGTCCTGGATTGTTTGGTTATGGGACTGTTGTTTCAGGCAATACAGACATGATGCCACCTCAAGCAGATCTGAATAATGATGGTGTAATAACTGCGAGTGAAGTTCAGGCTTTCGCTGATCCAACTTCTCCTAGTGCGCAATCTTATGCTCAAAATCAACAATTCATAAGTGATGTTCAGTCTACTTTGGGTTCAATTCAAGGTTCTTCAGGAATCACACAAAATTTTGACCAAAGTGGCAATCCTGCAGGGACAACTTTCTCTTCAGGCAATCTGGTCACAGATGACACAGGATTGGTTGTTGGTTCTTTACCTACTGGCATGACATTTGATGACTTCTATAGCCAAATGGAAAATCAAACACAGCCATCAGGCAACACAACAACATCAGGCAACACAACAACATCAGGCAATATTACGACTCAAAGCATCGTTGATGCTATTGTTTCAGGGATGGAAAATGCTGCAGCCAACCCGAATGTTCCAGGAACATTTGAGGTCGCGAGTTCAGGCAACATCGCTAGCGATGCATCGTCTAATGTCACAAGTGGTGGAATCAGCGTGGGTTATGCTGCAGGTCAAGTTGATCCTGGACTGGCCTCCGCAGTTTCTTCATCAAACGACAACGACAGCGGGATGTCAAGTTCTGAAAGTGCAGCATCAGGCGGTTATGCAGAGACTGTTTCGGGCGGTGGTGAGTTCGGTGGAACTTCTGGCCCAGCAACCTCCGCAGAATCCTACAACGACAAAGATGGCACCTCTTCATCAAGCAATAACGATGGTGGTGGCAGCTCTGGCGGTGGCGGTTGCGTCATCGCGACTCATGGCGTCATGACAGGTGGCTTCACATTGATGGAAAAAGCCAAAGCCGAGTTGTGGTGTCAAAAAACATATCACGGCAAGTGGTATGGCGAAGCATTCAGAAAAGGATACAGAGCAGCAGGTATGAAGCATATTAATGCAGGAACTGCTCCTAGTGTATATCAAGAGTTTAAAGATTTTGTCGCCTATGGTCGTGGCGTTAAAAAAGGCTGGGGATTGGCGTTCAAATATTACATGCGGACAATCCAATTTTTTGTAACAGGCTTGTTCATAAAAGGAGACTAACATGGCTGAAGTGAATGTAGAAAATATTGAACAGGCTGAAGAACTGTTCATGGAAAAGATGGGCTTTGCTCGTGACACTGAGGGTCTTGAGTTGAGCGATGATCAACTGGTAAACTTTTTGATGCTTTGTCATCAAATGGAATATGGTGTTGGTGCAGAATCAGAAGACGAAGAAGACTATGACGAAGAAGAAATGTCAGAAGACGGCATGAAAGTCAAAGTCATCAAAGTCAAAGGTGGCGACATGCGTTCAATCATGGACGAAATGCTTGGCCATGGTGGCCCAAAGATTATGGGTTAATAATGCCAGTCAGAAAAGTAAAAGGTGGCTACAGATGGGGATCATCTGGCAAAGTCTATAAAACGAAGGCAGCAGCCGAGCGTCAAGGACGAGCCATCTATGCTTCTGGCTACAAAAAGAAGAAGAGGAAAGCCTGATGGCCAAAGGATTGCACTATATGAAAGACGGCACGAAGTATCGTGGCGATATCCATAAGCATCGTGGTGGCATCATCATGACAGGCAAAACAATGAGCAAAGATTCAAAGCGTGTTTATCACTTCAAAGATCTTTCTCCAGATGCAAAGAAAAAAGCGAGGAGCAAAGTTTGATTGATTCATGTGTTTTTGTTGATGGTGTATCTAGGGGTCGGCGATGATCGGAGACTTATTAGCAACGATATGTATTTCCGTGATCTCAATGATTGCAACTGGTATGCAAAAAATATTACAAAGCGATACGGAAACTATCAATATTCTGATCGCATGGACCCAAGGGACAGAGTCACAGCCTATTGCTTACCTAAATATGTTGACGGGAACAGCGTGAGGATTTACTGATGGCAAAATACAAAGGACGCACAGTCACTCTGAACAAGCCTCGCCGAATCGGCAAAGGCGAGCCATCATACGGCAAAAAGAAATCAGTTGTCTATGTCAAAGATGGCGACAGGGTCAAGCGTGTGACCTTTGGCGATCCGAATATGCGGATCAAAAAGAACCAGCCAGGACGCAGAAGCAACTTCCGCTCTCGGCACAATTGTGATAACCCAGGACCAAAAACAAAGGCACGCTATTGGTCATGCAAAGCGTGGTAGTATAATGGCAAGAGCAGCAATCAAAAAAGTAGCCAATGCAGAAATCCGAGCAGCCAAGAGTTTTCTTGAGCGTAGAGGAATCAAGTCAACAGAGGTCAGCCCACGCAAGTTCGCAATGGCTGCCAAAGAACTTGACAAAGGCTTTCAAGAAACATTGCAAGTTCTCGCTAGGGAGTTGTCAGGAGGTCAAGTTTAGTGGCTGAGGCATTCCGACCAGATGGCAGATTAAATATCCCGACTCAGGCTGCAGCTGATTACATAGCTGATCAAGGCCAGTTGATGCCATACGAACCAACCATGCGTGAAAAGACAGAGCAAGTTATCACAGACTTTCTGGCCAATACACTGGGCATGAATAAATTTACTGCTCGTGACACTGCTGAAGGCATCACAGGCTCAACGAGTTCAGATGCTAGGAATCCATTGGGCATCGGTCTCATGGACTTCACTCCTGCTGGCTTGGTCTTTGGTGGACAAGAAGCAGCAAGAGATTTTGACAAAGCACAAACAGCAACTGATTATATCGCACCGACCATTGGCTTGGGGCTGAGTGCTGTTGAGGCTTTTCCATTGACGAAAGCAATCACAAAGCCAGCCGCAGCATTCTTGAGCAACTTGGGGCGAAAAACTTCTTCAGACATCGTTCCAACTCCAGAGCCATTGATTGCCTCATCAGGTCCAACAATCCCTCGCAGAACATTTGTCCAAGGTGCTGTTGCTACGCCAGTCGCAGGTGCATTGAGCAAGTTGCCTTTGGGCAAGATTGATGATGTTGCACCTGTCGCCAAAGCAGCAAGGCTGACAATCCCTAAAAATTTTGACATCTTGAGAGATCTTCCAAGCACAAAACGAATGATTGATGATATCCTCATTGACGACATCGAAACATATAATTTCGATTATCTTAATCCTGATGATTTAGAAGATGCTGGTGATGATATAATGGATCTTGTTGATCAAGTTTCTAATTCAGAAAGATTCGATATAGCTGACACATTTGACGATGTGCGTGGATCAATGAAAGAAGAGCTGATGGATATTTACGGATTGTCAGAAAAAGAAGCAGATGACCTGATGAAGAAAGAAGGCTTTGATCTTCCTGTTAACAAATCAGAAGAAGTCGACAGAATGAAATCATTTTCAGGAAGTTTCGATCAATACAAAAGTGAATATCCTAATTCACGTGTCAGCATTGTTGATTGGATGAATGCTGTTGAACAAGACACTACAATGGTTGGCGAATAATAATGGGTGCAGCATCAAAAATAGTCAGTGAGTTTTTGGATAGCCTCGGCAAAAAGGTATTCATGACACCTGATCAAACAGCATCAACATATGGCACAAAAGCTGAAAAGATAGCGAAAGAGGATCCAAGATTCTTCAAGCTCTATGACGAAGAAGACATTGGCAGAGCGATATACAACTCAAGAACAGCAGGCAGTGGCCTTGGCGTAACAGACCCTCAAGCATTTCTTGATATGGCTGCACAGATGCCTACTGACCAAAAAGGCTTTGACTTCATAAGAGAAACAATTGACAAAAAGAAAGCAGACATAGCAGCAGGAGTCCCTAGGGAGCAGTTTACTTTCCCGCAACTGGGTCTGAGGCTTCAAGATGATGGCTCTTTGAAAGTTAACATGCATGATGGCAGGCATATGAACACAGCCATGAAAGAGCTAGGCTATCCCAAGTCACTTGTTGAAGTTGTGCCTCAATACAAAACACCAAGACTACAAACAATGTCACCAGACACACCAGTTTTCAGCGAGGAGTCATTTATTAACGATGTTGAGATCCCCAGCAGGAACATCGGGACTCTCGGTGAATTGATAAAGTTCCTCAGCATTGGTGGAGTTGCAGCTCCTGGAGTTCTTTCTCAGTTAGGAGGGCAAGAAGATGCGCAAGTTCCCTAAACAACCAAAAACAAAAGGTGGCGTCAACACAAAGTATGTTCGTGGTGCCAAGAATCCAAAAGCCCAAGAAGCAGAGATCAAAAGCACTGCCAAAAAATATCGTGAAGGCAAGCTGACCAAAGCAGAGATGGAGCGGATAGCCAAGAGGAGGTCAAAAAATGTCACCAAGAGCTACAAAAAAGCCAGCGAAAAAAGACGCAAAAAAATCAGCAAGTAAAAAGAGCGGTGGCAGCCTAGAGTCAGCCATTGATAAATACAGCAAGTCTTCAGGCTTTTCAAAAGCAAAACTCCGTAAAGTCGCCAAAAGAGGCATGGGTGCCTATTATTCATCAGGCTCTCGTCCTGGGCAAACCCCAACATCTTGGGCTATTGGTCGTGTCAGATCATTCGCAACTGGCAAAGGTGGAGCCAGAAAAGCAGATTCAGATTTGATTAAAGGATCAAAAAAGAGTAAAAAGAAATGAATAGGTCTAATTTTTCGTCACTAGTCTCAAAAGGAGGAAAGAGCATGACATATGGAAAAGGCAAAAAGAAGCCGATGAAGAAAATGGCTTCTAAAAAGATGGCTTCTAAAAAGAAGACCAAAAAGAAGTCTTCATATGCCTAATGAAAAGGCTGATGAAGGTGAAGTCGTTGAAATCTTTGTGTCAGGCGTTTCGATGTCTGGCAAGTCGGAGTTGAAAAATGACAGTGATAGATCTGCTGAAAAAGATCCAAAAGACTCTGAAAGAGGAGAGGTCAGCGATAGCTGAGAATATGGTTCTTGGTCGTATGCAAGACCACGAGGCATATAAAAAGAACGCTGGTGTTGCTGAGGGTCTCGACAGAGCCCATGACATCATCAGTGAAATGATGAAAAAACTTGATAATGAAGAGGATGCATAACCATGTCTCATCCACATGCTAAAGATCTCATCACTGATGAGGAAACAAAGGCGACTTTAGGGTCGCATCAATTCCCCAAACCAATGGGATGGAAAGTTCTTGTTCAGCCAAATCAGGCTAAGAAGAAAACAAAAGGTGGTATTTACCTTCCGTCTCAAAGCGTGGAAAACGAAGAATACCTGACAGCCCACGGAACAATTCTGGCACAAGGGGAACTCGCATATCGCGATCGTGATACTGGTCAAAGATGGAAAGGCGATTGGCCTGAAATCGGTGATCAGGTTACATATGGCAAGTATGCTGGCCAGAAATTAACAGTAAATGGTGTAAAGATGCTTCTGCTGAATGATGATGAGATCACCTCAATCATCCCAGAAGGTGCAACACTGACATCTTATGTAGACTAAGCGAAATAACCATGGAGGACGCTACCATGTCACAAGAAGAAGTATTGGCAGAGATCGAAAAAGAGATTGAAAAGACCAAAGGTCAAAAAGATGACGATCTTGAAATCGAAATCGCCGAAGACGAGGCTGAAGAGCCTCAAGAAGAGGTTGCGGCAAAAGAAAAAGAGTCCGATAGTGAAGACTCTGAATACGGAGCCAAAGTCCAAAACCGAATCAAAAAACTTGTAGACCAACGCAGAGATGCTGAGGTTCAAACTCGTCAGGCTCAAGAACAAGTCGCACAACTCCAAGCAAGGCTTGAGCGTCTTGAGCAAGGCAACACTCATAGGGCTGAGAACGAATTTCATCAGCGTTACGAGCAAACAAAGCAAGCACTAACAAAGGCAGTTGAAGAAGGTGACACTCAAGCACAGCTGAATTTCACCGAGCAACTTGCTGATATGCGTGCTGCTATCCGTATCGCTGAGATGCAAAAACAACAAGCTGCTGCACAGTCTGTTTCACCAACAGTCGGTCGTGCTCAGCAAGTTGCCCAGCAACCTGCACCACCAAAAGCAATGGACTGGTGGCAGAAAAATCGCTGGTTTAATTCTCCTGGATTTGAGCGGGAAACTGCGGCTGCACGGGCAATTGATGTGCAGTTGGACCTTGAAGGTCATGACAAAAATAGTGATGATTATTACGAACTGCTTAATAATCGTTTACTTAATGTCTTTCCCGAGTTAAACTCAGGAGGCGAGCAAAGTAAGCCTCGAGCAAAAAGCAGAGCACCAGTCGCCCCAACTGCAGGCGGTTCGGGAACTTACAAAGGAAACAGGGTTCGCATGACACAGGATCAGTTACGAATGGCTAGAGAACTCGGTATTAATGATGAAAAATCTCTGAAGCGTTATGCTAATGAGATCAAACAGCAGAGGAGCTAACCATGGCTAATAATAGAAATGTGCGTGCACAAGAATCTCGTTCCGAACTCCGTGCAGGGGATGCTCGTCCCGATACTGCATGGAAACCACCATCATTGTTGGACGCACCCGATCCCCGTCCTGGGATGGTCCAACGATGGATTGCTACCTCGATTCAGGGTAGAGAGACTCCAGACAATGTATACAAACGTATGCGTGCAGGCTGGAATCCTCGCCCTGCTGATTCAGTGAAAGATCAGAGATTCCCAACTATCAATCACGGACAGTGGGCAGGTTCAATAGGAGTTGAAGGCATGATCCTTTGTGAGATGCCTGAAGAGAAGTTCAAAGCCATGAAAGACTACTATCGTGGTCGGGCTGAAGAGCAGAACGAATCAATTCCAGGAGAACTTGATGCGATGGCAAGGACAGGGGGCATTCCTATTCATCAGGATAGGAAATCAACTAGTAGCTCTGGTCGAGACATCTCGGTCATGGCTGACGATTAACTGCTATATAAGGAGTAGCGAAAATGGCAAATGCAGATGCAGCCTTTGGGTTTATCCCAGTTCGCCACATGAGCGGTTATGCACCTCGTGCTAACAAATACACCATTACCTCTGGTCTCGCAGAGAACATCTTTAACGGCGATGCCGTCATCCTCGCAGCGGATGGCACGCTTCAGCCTGCAGGTGCTACAGAGGTAAATATCATTGGTGTGTTCGCAGGATGTTCATACACTGCAAGTGATGGCTCTTACGTTTACAGCGAATATTGGCCTTCAGGCACAACCGCTACGGATATTATCGCATATGTTTACGATGATCCGTATATTGTGTTCAAAGCTCAATCAGCTGGCAGTCCTGCTCAGACAAACATCGGTAACTGTGCCGATATTGTTGCTGGGGCAGGTTCAACATTAACAGGCCAATCTGGCTTTGAAATTTCAGGAACTATGGCAGCAGGAACTGCCCAGTGCAAAATCATTGCGTTGTATGACGCACCTGAGAATGCATTTGGGGCTAATGCTGTTATGGAAGTGCTCATTAACGAGCATGTTCTGAAAGCAACAGCTGGTATATAGGAGGGTATAAACAATGGCAATGAATAGAGCACAATTTGCAAAAATGCTCGAGCCAGGACTAAACACCCTTTTTGGCCTCGAGTATGATCAATATCCACCAGAGTGGCAGGCAGTCTTTGACACCAACACCTCTCAGAAGGCATTTGAAGAAGATGTTCTTTTGGAAGGCTTTGGCAATGCTCCTGTGAAAGCGGAAGGTGCAGCAATCTCTTATGACGCAGCAAGCCAGCAATGGACTGCTCGCTATCAGCATGAGACAATTGCTTTGGCATTCAGCATCACAGAAGAAGCCGAAGAAGATGGTCTCTATGGCTCAATCGCTGCTCGTTACACAAAAGCATTGGCTCGCTCAATGGCTTCCACAAAGGAAATCAAAGCAGCTAATGTTCTGAACAATGCTTTCAGCGGTTCAGGCGTAACTGGTGGTGATGGTAAAACACTGTGTGCAACTGATCACCCGACTCGTTCTGGTAACCAGTCAAACACTTTGGCAACCGCAGCAGACCTTTCAGAAACTTCTCTGGAACAAATGCTGATTCAAATTGCAGACATGAAAGACGATCGTGGTCTTCGTATCGCTGCACAAGGCACAATGCTAGTCATCCCGACTGCATATAGTTTTGTTGCAGAGCGTCTGCTTGAGTCTCAGCTACGCACAGGCACTGCTGACAACGACATCAACGCAATCCGAGCAGGTGGTTATCTGCCTCAGGGTTACCATGTGATGCGTCGTCTGTCAGATTCAGATTCATTCTTCATTATGACGGATGTTCCTGATGGCCTGAAGCACTTCCAGCGTTCGCCTCTTAAAAAAGGCATGGAAGGTGACTTTGAAACTGGCAATGTCCGCTACAAGGTGCGTGAGCGTTATTCGTTCGGCTTCACCGATTGGCGTGGCATCTTCGGTTCCGAAGGAGCATAATGAATGTGGGGGAGGGCAGAAGTCCTCCCCTCAACCTTAATCCTGACTGCCTCGGCAGACACTAGCCACGACAGGAGATAAAAATGGCTACAACAACTTTCTCTGGACCTATTAAGGCTGGAACAATCAAAGAAACGACTGGCACCACAGTCGGAACAGACAAGGCAAATGTTGGCTTTGTTTTAATGGCACAAAGTGCAAATGTAGTTTTCGGGGCTGATGGCACTACAACTGTAGTCGCAACTGTTCCTGCAAACAGCCAGATTTTCCAAATCACTGTAGACGTAACTACGGCGTTCAACGCTGCTACGACTAATACTTTTGATATTGGTGATGGCTCAACTGCTGACCAGTATGCAGATGCATTGGCCGTTGGTGCTCAAGCTCGGGTTCTTGCGACCTCTGATGTTTCTCAGATTGGCAACTTGATTGATATTGGCACAACTGATGTTGATGTCACAGTCACTTACAATCAGACAGGAACTGCAGCAACCGCAGGTGCCGCAACTGTAACTGTTCTGTATTTGCAGAATAACAACCTCTCATAATCAGGAGGGTAACTGATGGCTGATATCGTAACAACAACTACGATAGCCGACAACCCTCGTGAGGCTGTGTTCGCTTTTCAATATCAGTATGTTGATACAGGTAATGAAAGTGCAGTCACCAAGATTGATGTGTCGTCTCTCGCTAAGAGTTCAAATGGCGACACATGCACAGGCGTCAGAATACTTGAGTGTTGGTGGATCATTGAGGGATTGACAGTAGAAGTGTTGGCTGATGCTAGCACTGATGTTATTGTCATGCACTTAGCGGAAAGCCAACAGGGTTATCACAATTTTGAAAAGTTCGGCGGTCTCCCGTCAACTTCTTCATACGGCACAAGCCCAACTGGTGATGTAAAATTCACCACAACAGGGTCAGCTGCCGCAGGTGATGCGTATCAAGTTGTTCTGAGGGTGGCTAAAGAGTATTAAGGAGGATTCGAATGGCTCAAGTATCTTCAATCAGTAGGGTTGGAACTACGGAGCCATTCGAGCTCCAAATATCTCGTGGGCAAATACCTTTCCACAAAACTGTTTTTAAGTTTGGTTACAACGCTGTTGTTGGAGCCACCAAGGAAACTATTTGGGAACAAGGCGGTTTATACGCTTATCCAGCATCAGTCACAGTAATGACTGTATCAAGCAGTTCAACTGACGACACTGCCGCAGGAACTGGTGCAAGAACAGTAGAAGTTTTTGGCTTAGATGCCGATTACAACGAAATAAACGAAGTTGTCACATTGAATGGGCAAACAGCAGTTAGCACCACAAAATCTTACCTACGGATAAATCGTGGCATTGTCCGCAGTGCAGGTAGTGGTGGCGCAAACGCTGGAACAATTTATGCAGGAACAGGCACAGTGACCACTGGAGTTCCAGCTAACATTTACCTGACCATAAATGGGGATGGTGATAACCAAACATTGATGAGTCTTTGGACAGTTCCCGCAGGATATACAGCATTCCTTACAAAAATGTCTTTATCCACAGGAACCTCTACCAACACCAAAGCCGTTGTAAACGCTAGTCTTGTTGCTAGACCTTATGGGGAAGTGTTTCAAATAAAAGAAAGATTTACTATTACAGATGGCGCACACGAACAGTTTTATACTTTTCCATTAAGGTTCACAGAAAAAACAGACTTAGAGATGAGAGCGTTTTCTTCTTCAGGCTCAGTGGACTTCAATGTGTCCGCATCAATGGAGTTTGTTTACATAAAAAATGATGGAGTGACATAATGGCTACTTCAGGAACAGTCGCATTCAGGCCAGATGTTGAAGAAATAATTGCCGAGTCTTTTGAGCGAGTCGGGATGGACGCTCAGAACATGACAGGCTATCAGGCTCTTGCTGCTCGCAGGAGTTTGAATCTTTTATTTAGTGAATTTGCAAACAGAGGCATAAACTACTGGGCAGTTCAAAACAACACTTTGGCTTTGACCCAAGGCACAACGACCTATACACTGCCTGCTGGCACAATTGATCTCATTGATGTTGTTATAAGAGAAAGTGTAGGTGGAACACAAACAGACACAGTTCTTCCTAGAGTTAGCATCTCTGACTATAACCAGATACCGAACAAAACAACTCAGGCAAAGCCAAGTCAATACA